ATGGTGGGACTGGTGATGGTGTAAATTTAAGTTTGTATGCTTCGGATGTATCAGAGGGTCAGTTGTATTTATCAACCAACGGCAACGTCGGCATCGGGACGACAGCGCCTACGGCAAAAACACATATTGACCAATCTTCAACTACAGGAGCAGTACCAGTTTTAACAGTTGACCAAGCAGATGTTAGTGAAGAATTTGCAAAATTTATAGGGACTTCTTCATCAAGTGTTGTTCAATCAATAAGTAGTGTTATTGATTTTCCAAATCCAGGAACACTTAGTGGTTGGTTAAAGATTTATATACAGGATGACGCCGCCTCTGGAGGAATTCCAGATGGAGCTTATTATATTCCGTTTTATAGTATTCCATTAGCTTTAGGACATTCTACAAGTATTTCAGTCTCCCCAAGCGCTTCATTGAGTCCATCAATTAGTCCTTCGATTAGCCCGTCAAGAAGTCCTTCTGTAAGTCCTTCGGTTTCTCCAAGTATAAGTCCTTCTATTTAAAAAATATGCAAGAAAAATTTTATAATGATTTAATTTTAAAAGGTTTCTGCAAAATTACCATCGATGGTTATAAACAAGCAGTAAAGAAATTTTTAAAAGATATTAAAACTAATACTCCTACAAAAGAACAAGCAGAACAATGGTTATTAGAGATAATAAAAAGAAATTGTTCTTATTCACATATTAGTAATAATATAACAATAATTAAAAATTTTATGAAATTTTTAGGTATATCAATAGATATACAACATCCTCGTAGACCTACAGAACTTCCTACAAAAGAAATTTTAACAGAGGGTGAGATAGCAAGAATTCTAGCAGAAACAAAAAATAGTAGAGAAAAAGCAATACTTGCCATATTAGTTTATTGTGGAATAAGAAATAAAGAATTATGTAATTTAAAAGTTAAAGATATAGATTTTGAAAATAATATAATTAAAGTATTAGGAGGAAAATTTAATAAAGATAGAATAGTTCCATTAAGTAAAGAATCTTTTAGAATAATTTTAGATTATTTAAAAGATTATAAACGAGATGAAAATGATTATCTTTTTACTACAATAGTAGAAAATAAACAATATAATGGAAATGCTTCAAGAGATTTGGTAAAAAAAATAGCAATTAGAGCAAAGATTAAAAAAAGAGTCCATCCTCATCTATTTAGACATTCTTTAATTACACATTTAATAGAAAGAGGTGCAAATATTGTAGCTGTTCAAAGTTTGGCAGGGCATTCTAATATTGAGACTACAATGTTATATACTCATTTTTCTCCTAAAAAAATAATTCAAGAATATCAATATTTCGTTCCAAGTTATATTTAATAATTAAATTATCTTTAAAAAGATAATAGAAAGAGAATTATATGTCAGGAATTTATTCATTAAAATTAGATCAAACTTGTAAAGCTGTGAAAGACGATGTTGAAGTTGAATCAACAGAAGAAGTAACTACTACAAATAAAAATATTACTTGCGTGAGAAAACTTAAAGCAGAAATGGAAGGTATAAATAATCAAATCGCTGAATTACAAACTAAGAAGGTTTTAATTCAAGCAGAAGTTGATAAAGTTAATTTAGTAGTAAAAGATTATAAATTAGCAGTAGTAGAAGAATAATTTCATCGGGTTAATTCCCGTCCTGCTCTTTAAAAAAGAAAGCGGGGAAACCCGTAGTATATACATGAATTTTTTAACTAATATTCAGGAAAAATTAAATTGGTTTGATTATAATGACCGCTTTTTTTGCAATGAACAAAAGACTCTTCTTTGGATTGCTAATCATAAAATTTCTCGTTGGTTATTAGGATTAAATAGATTACCAAAAGGTTTAAAGAAATGGAAAATAGTAAAAGTTACTCCTGCTGGTATTCACACACAAAACAAAGATGGTTCTTTTACAACAGCAAACTTCACGCGTCCTCGTTTTGCAGAAGCATTAGCATTTAATTTGTCACCCCTTGCTTATCTAAAAACTAATGACCAAAGAAGTTTTCAGTGGCGATTTAGTCCAGTTGGAGTTTTAGGAATGTTAGTTTTAGGATTATTTGGTGGAGGTTTTGCTATTGCTGGAACGACTACAAATTATCTTGCTAATGGTGGAGATGGCGGTGTTAATGGTCGTGATAGTTATTCAAGTTGGGCTGACGCGAGACCATCAGGGGCAGGGCAAACAGCTTGGTATAATGTTGATTATTCATGGGGCGCTTCGTCATTAAGTAATGCGAGTGGTTGGGTTATTAAAAGGACTTTTTTTCCTATTGATACTTCGGGACTTGATGATGCTGCCACAATTTCTGCGGCTTCATTTTTCATCTATGTCGCTCCAAACCCTATGGATTAAGAGATGGTGACGGTGACGAATATTCTTATCTCAACATAGTTAATACAACGCAAGCAGATACTGCCGTTGTTTCATCGGGAGATTTTCCAAACTGTGGAGATGCCAAAGATAATCCAACTACAGGTTCATCAAATTTTGATTTAACAAATATAACAGAAGGTGCTTATAATGAATTTGTATTGAATGCTACTGGACGAGGATGGATTTCCAAAACAGGATATACAAAACTTGGGATGAGGGAAGGGCACGATATTACAAATAACTCATCGAACTTAAATTGTCAATCAGGAATTTTGCCTTTTTATTCAGCAAAAACAGGAACAGATTATGACCCATATTTAGCAGTGACATATGAAATAATAACTCCATCAGAATCTGTAAGTCCTTCAGCAAGTCCTTCTATTTCTTCAAGTGTTTCTCCGAGTGCTTCTGTTAGTCCTTCAAAGTCACCTTCTGTTAGTCCTTCAAAGTCACCCTCCATAAGTCCAAGCGTTAGTCCTTCAGTTTCAATTAGTCCTTCAAAGTCACCTTCTGTCAGTCCTTCGATAAGTCCTTCAGTCAGCCCGTCTGTAAGTCCTTCAGTAAGTCCTTCAATCTCGCCTTCTATCAGTCCTAGTGCTTCAGTCAGTCCGTCTGTAAGTCCTTCAGCCAGTCCTTCTGCTTCTATCTCTCCTTCTGTAAGTCCATCGAGAAGTCCTTCAATAAGTCCTTCAGTTTCACCAAGTGCATCTGTAAGTCCATCGAGAAGTCCTTCTGTAAGTCCTTCTGTAAGTCCTTCTTTAAGTCCTTCAGTTTCACCAAGTGCATCTGTAAGTCCATCGAGAAGTCCTTCTGTAAGTCCTTCTGTAAGTCCTTCTTTAAGTCCTTCAGTTTCACCAAGTGCTTCATTAAGTCCTTCAGTAAGTCCTTCAATTAGTTCTTCAGTAAGTCCTTCAATCAGTCTTTCAATCAGTCCTTCTGTTTCACCAAGTGCTTCAGTAAGTCCTTCAATCAGTCCTTCTGTTTCACCACCACAATATTGGATATGTGATATTACATATAATGATTCAACTTTTACTTATGGTTCAAATATATTAACTTATGGTGGTTGTTATATAGTTAGCCCTTCAATAAGTCCTTCGAGAAGTCCTTCGAGAAGTCCTTCAGTGAGTCCTTCAGTTTCACCAAGTGCTTCATTAAGTCCTTCTGTTAGTCCTTCGAGAAGTCCTTCAGTAAGTCCTTCAATCAGTCCTTCATTAAGTCCTTCTGTAAGTCCTTCAATTTCACCAAGCGCTTCATTAAGTCCTTCAATTAGTCCTTCTGTTTCACCAAGTGCTTCAGTAAGTCCTTCAATCAGTCCTTCATTAAGTCCTTCTGTAAGTCCTTCAATTTCTCCAGAACCTTCATTAAGTCCTTCATTAAGTCCAAGTATAAGTCCTTCAATCAGTCCTTCTGTTTCTCCAAGCGCCTCATTAAGTCTTTCTGTAAGTCCTTCTATAAGTCCTTCGAGAAGTCCTTCTATAAGTCCTTCGAGAAGTCCTTCAATCAGTCCATCAATAAGTTCATCAATCAGTCCTTCGGTTTCACCAAGCGTCTCATTAAGCCCTTCAGTTAGTCCTTCGGTAAGTCCTTCGATAAGTCCTTCGATAAGTCCTTCTGCAAGTCCTTCTGTAAGTCCTTCAGTTAGTCCGTCTTTAAGTCCTTCAGTAAGTCCAAGTATAAGTCCATCAATCAGTCCTTCAGTTTCACCAAGCCCGTCAGTTAGTCCATCAGTTAGTCCATCTGTAAGTCCGTCAATTAGTCCATCAATTAGTCCTTCTGTTAGTCCAAGTCCACCATTACTTGAAGAATTAATTCCTAAAATAATTGAATTTAAAATAAATAAAAAACCAAAGATTAAATTTTTTGAGATAAGTAAAAAACCAAAAATTCAAAATTATATAATAAATTTAAAACCTAAAATATATAAATAAATATGTCTACTCAACCTACAACCAAACGCATCCGAATTGCTAATCCTCCTTTGGATGCTAATAACAAAACATACTTAACTGCTGATGTTGCTGCAAGCGCAACTCTTCTTGAGGTTATTTCAACTTCTGGAAAACAATTTTTAACTACTGGGGGATACGATTATTATCTTTTAATTGAGGGTTATGAAAAAGAAAAAGCAGAATTTGTTCTTGTAGATGCTTCTGATAGTGCTACTGATGATAATTCATTTACTATCAGTGCAACAAAATATTCACATGAAGCATCAGATCCTGTAATCTATACTCCTTATAATCAAATTAGAATTTATGGTTCTTTAACTCTAGCAGGAACAAAAGTTTTAATTGATACTATTGATATTGATCCAACTGAACAATACACTGATTTTATTTTTGATGATTCTACTTATTCTTATTTCTTTACTGCTTATTATAATGCTACTCTAGATGTAATTTCGGCTTATTCAGAGGAAATTACTTCAACAAGTTTAGGAAGAACTTCAGTAAAACAAATCATTGAATCAGCTCTTAAAAAAGCAATGACAAAAATAGATGAAAATCCTGATGGTAAATTAAGTTGGGATGTTGCTATTGAAACCGTAAATGATGGGTTAGACGAGATTATGGTAGCTAAAAAGAAATGGGAATTTTTACATACTATTGATGGTACTACAACTGATACTGTAGCAGATACTGCTTACATCGCTAAACCATCTGATGTTGCTTTTCTTGAACATTTAATTGTTAATAATTATAAATTAGATTGGATGTCAAGAAAGAAATATGATGAATATACAAAATCTGGAACTACAGTTTCATCAGGACAGCCTAGTAATTTTACAATTAAAGATAATAAGTATTATTTATATCCAACCCCAAGTGCTGCCTGGGATGTGATTTATGAATATTTTAAATACCCAACAGAAATTACAGACTTAACTGATACAGTTGATAGACCTTTTGTAGCAATTTTAAAACTTTATTGCGCCGCTCATTTTTGCTGGATTCGTGGAAATGAAAAACGCGGTGACAAAATGTATACTTTATATCAAAAGATTTTAATTCAACAAATCGAAGATTATTCTGGTCCAGATCAATTAGGAGATGCAGAAAGCATCGAAATAGGAATAGAAAATAATCTTGATGATTGTGATTTTTTAACATAATAAATTATTAATATAAAAATATGATAATTAGATATCTTTCGTGGGATGGACTTCTTAATCAAGGAGTCTCAGATTTTAGTAAAGCAACAGGCGAACTAACTGCTTGTAAGAATTGTTATTGTTATGAAATAGGTAAACTTGAAAAAGTTCCTGGCTATACTTTTGTTCATCTTGATAATTCTGCTTCTCCATCAGTTAGTCCTTCAGTTTAATTAATTTAAATAATATGGATACAGGTTATAAATTTCCAACAATAACTCCAGCTTTTAGTGGCTCAAATGACTGGACTAATCCAACTAACGTCTATCAAACAGACGGTGTCTTTGCTACTGCTCTTGATGATGTTACAAGATATCAGGATTATGGAACATTTGGTTTAAGTGTTCCGTCTAAAGCTACAATTGTTGGAATAGAAGTAAAAATAAAAGGTAAAATATCATCAGGTACCGAAGATTGCTATGTGGGTATTTTTGGAAATGTTGGTTATAAAAATCAACAATTTACTACAACTAATACTGAATATATTTTAGGCGGACCTACAGATATGTGGGATATGACTGGATTGACTGCTAATGATTTTACTGATGCTTCTTTTTTTATAAGAATTGCAAAAGTGGGTTGGAATGATGGCAAAACATGTTCTGTTGATGCGGTTGAAGTTAAAATTTATTATACAGAAACAGCTACTCATACCGGTTTTAAATTTGCGACAACTACACCAAGTCCTGGTTCACAAAATACTTGGACTAATCCAACTAATGTTTATGCAACAGATGGTAGTTTTGCTACCGCTCTTGATGATACTGTAAAAAGACAAGATTATGGTACTTTTGGTTTTAGTATTGCTTCGGGTTATCGTATTGATGGTATTAGATTAAGAGTAAAGGGTTGTACTGATATAGAAGATTTAGTTAATCAAATGCAAATTGGAATTGCTTGGACTAATAATGGAGGAGGAATTTTATATAAATATACTGATTTTATTATAGCTAATACAACTTATGTTTTAGGCGAAGATACAGATACGTGGAATATAGAAGGTTTAGGTTATAGTTGGTCTGCTTCTGATTTTGATGATGCTAATTTCTTTGTAAGATTATTGTGTCAAGGAGCAGGAGCAGGAGTTACTTGGAAAGTTGATTCAGTTGAAGTTGATGTTTATTATACAGAAGTTTCTGTATCACCATCTGTAAGTCCATCAATTAGTCCTTCGATAAGTCCTTCTATTAGTCCAAGTGCATCTATAAGTCCTTCGATAAGTCCTTCTATAAGTCCTTCAATTAGTCCTTCGATTAGTGCATCAATAAGTCCTTCAATATCATCAAGTGTATCTATTAGTCCTTCTATAAGTCCATCTATAAGTTCTTCTGAAAGTCCATCAGTCTCACCAAGTACATCTATAAGTCCTTCAATCAGTCCTTCAGTATCACCAAGTGCATCAGTAAGTCCATCTGAATCAATTAGTCCTTCTGAAAGTCCATCCTTATCTGGTTCACCTTCAGTAAGTTCGTCTGCTAGTCCCTCAGTTTCACCAAGTGCTTCATTAAGTCCTTCGATTAGTCCATCTATAAGTCCATCAATCAGTTCTTCAGTATCACCAAGTGCATCTATAAGTCCTTCGATAAGTCCTTCTATAAGTCCTTCAATTAGTCCTTCGATTAGTCCATCTATAAGTCCTTCGGTTAGTCCTTCAGTATCACCAAGTGCATCTATAAGTCCTTCTGTAAGTCCTTCTATAAGTCCTTCTATAAGTCCTTCTGTAAGTGCTTCTGTAAGTCCTTCTGTAAGTGCTTCAGTTAGTCCATCAAGAAGTCCATCAAGAAGTCCATCAAGAAGCCCGTCAATTTCTCCAACTGTTGATGAAGTAATTACATTTTTATATCATTATTATGATTCTTCATCACAAATAGATTATTTAATTGCTGGGGCTGATAATGATTCTGATTATATTATTAAAGAAAGAACAACAGGAAACTGGTTATCAATTTCAGGAGGTAATTGGGCAGGTCGTGCGGGAACAAAATTATCTATTGTGACTTATTTGGATAGATGTTTTATTGTTGGTCATGATTCAGGAACAGCAATTACTAATGCTACATTAAACGGAACTACTTTTACTACAAATACCGTAACTGATGTTAATTTATTATCAATGCCACAAGGCAAATATGTTGTTCGTTATCGTGATATACTTTATGTTTTAAATGCTTACACAGGAGCCGTATGGTATCCTAATCGTGCTTATTATTGCACTGAACCATCCGCAGGAGCTATAACGTGGGCGCCGACAACTGATTGGATTCCTTTTGGACAAGATGACGGAGATGAAATTACAGGAGGAATTGATGCTCTAGATAGATTAATTGTCTTTAAACATTTTTCAATGTGGAAGTTTGATGAATCTTCTGCATCTAAAATAGCCGATATAGGATGTGATTCATATAAATCAATTGTGAAGATTAATAGAATTCCTTATTGGGGAAATAGATTTGGTATGTGGCGTTGGGGAGGTGATATGCCGCAGATGATTTCTGGCAAAGTTCAAAAATTCTTTGATGCCGCAGATCAAACAAAAATAGCTAATTGGGTCGGAGTACAACATGAATGGGAATATCGTTTATTTATTGGAGATGTAACTGTTGATGGTTATACTTATAATAATACTTGGATTTGTTTTGATACTCGTCGTGAAAAAGTTTATATTCGTTGTACTTATGATGAAGTAGAAACTGCTTGTACTTTTGTAGAAAACGGCAAGAAACGTGCTTATTTTGCAAATGATATTGGTGATGTCTTTATCTTTGCTACTAAAAATGATGCTGTTTATTCTGATGATGGTCATGAAATTGATAGTTTCTTTATTACAAATAATATAGATGGTGGGGCTCCTGAAGTTATTAAGTATACTTCTAGCGCTTTAATTTTTAGTAAATATGCTCAAGGAATGAAATTAGCAATTGATATAGATAATAATGATACTTATAATGAACCAAAAGGACAAGTTTTAACTAAGAATGTTTCTGAAATGAATATTGATTCTAGTGCTTACAGATATAAATTTAAGTTCTATGAAAAAAGTGCTGCTAAATCTTGGGAATTTGAAGGTTTTGTTTTAGAAACTGATACTAAAGAAGAAATAATTTAATTATGTATACCGAAATATTACCAAGTTCGTCAAAATACGCTGAACCAACTTATGATAATTTTCTTACCATAAGTAGTTTATATTCCAATCCTTCTTCGGATGGTATTACTAATGCAAATTCTGATTCAATAATATCGTCTGGAGCTATTGGGTTTGATCAAACTACAATGGGTGTTTTAAAAACTAATCAGAATATGCAAAGTAGTAATTTTGAAACTGGTATTTCAGGGTGGCAAATTAAAGGTGACGGTGATGTAGAATTTAATAATGGTGTTTTTAGAGGTGCAATAACTGCTACTACAATTGATATTGGAGGAGCAGATGATTCTTCTTTTCATGTTGATATAAACGGGAATTTATGGTCAGGAGCCGCTTTATTTGCTGATGGTAAATTTAAAGTTACGAGTGCCGGGGCATTAACAGCTACTTCCGCAACAATTACTGGAAATATAACAATTACTGGAGGTTCTGGTATTGCTAGTTTAAGTGATGCTGGAAATTTAGCAATACTTGATGCTGTTGGAGCAGGAAATTGTGATACTACTATAATTTCTGGTGGAAAGATTATTACTGGACTTTTAACTGCGAGCAATATTCAAACCGGAACATTGAATGCTAATTTAATAACTGTTCAAAATTTTACTGTTGGTACAAATGTAAATATTGGTTCTGCTTTTCCAGCTTCATCTGCCGGAGATATGGCTTACGAAGATTTAGTTAGTGCAGCAAAATTAGATAGTACAGTAATAGTAGGTGGTTACATTAAAACTTCTTTATTAACAGCTAATAATATTCAAACTGGTACATTAAATGCATCTCTTGTAACTGTTTCTAATATAAATGCTTCTAATATTACTACTGGTACTCTTTCTGCAGATAGAATAGCAACTGGAACAATTACTGCTAGTAAAATTGCTTCTCATGCAATTACTGGTGATGAGATTACTGCTAGTTTATTAGATATAACTCAAGCGTCTATTGCTACAAAATTAGCAGTAGGTATATCAGGAGTTACTCCAACAAGCACTTTTTATGTCTTAGGAAGTTCTTATTTTCAAGGAAATGTAAGTATGAGACATTTAGATCCAATATCAGCAAATGCTTATAATTGTGGAGGTTCGTCTCTTTATTGGTTTGCAGTTAATTCCGTTTATTTTACAAAACAAGGAGGATTTGGTTCTTTTGATGGAGGAGTAGAATTACAAGATGGAAGTATTGTTTCTGATGTTGAAGCTATTACTCAAATGAAAGTTCATCCTAAAATGATGAGTCAATTTGGGGTTAAAAGAATAGATCCAAAAACAATACCTCCGGTTATTATTCACAAAGCCAAAGATAATGATGGTAAACTATATCCAAGAGATAAAAACGATAGACCTTATATGGTTGATGAAAAAGGAAAAAAAGTAGAACTTGATGATGGAGAAGATTTAGGGGCTACATTATCAATTGTATTAGGAGCAATTAAAGAACTCGCAACTAGAATTAAATCATTAGAAGATAATAAATAATTTAAAAATATGACACTTTACTATAAAAACAAAGATGGGTCGATAAGTACAAATAATGTTGATGAAAAAGATGTAAAAGCTATCGACTTTTATAAAAAACAAGGATGGAGCACTGTTTCACCTAATCTTGTTAATAGTCCTGCTGTAGATAATTTTCTTGGAAATGTTGCGACAAAAGCGAAAGAAAAAATTGCAGGAACTTCAGATAAAGATATGATGACCCCGGAACAAAAGAAACAAATTGATGACTGGAATAAACAGATTGATGGATTAGATTTAACTTTTGAGGAAAAAACTATTCTAAAAGAAATGCTTAAAGGTGATTATACTTCTGGTGCTTATATGCCTAATGACAAGGAAATAGCTCAGATTATTCAAGATGCAGCAACAAATGCTGAAGTCGATTTAAGTCCTTATTATCAAACATTAACACAAAGAGAAACAGAAGATATTAAAGCTAATTTAGCTGATATTAGAGCAAAGGCAGCTAATTATGAAAAACAAGAATCATTAAGTTATGCACAAAAACTTGCTACTACAAAACAAAATTTAAGAGCTCGTGGTTTAACTTTTGCAGGAACTTCTTTAAAGACATTAGGTAGTCAAAGTGCTTTAAAAAATGAAACAGGAATTGAAGGAACTATGCCAACAGAACGTAGATTAGGTTATGAAGAACAAATTCAAAGTTGGCAAGAGCAAGCAAGAAAATTATCTACTCCTGCAGAAAGAAGATTAGGTTCTAGTACTTTTGGAACTATAAATTTAGGAATTTCTACACCTTATGGAACTTCACAACTTTATAATCCTCAAGGTAATATTGGTACTTCAGATATTGAATTAGAAAGAGCTGCAGCAATTGAAAGATCTAAATGGAATAGAGTTGGGGCTCAAAGAGCTTGGATTTAATAATAATTAATATAATTAATATGAATCAATTTATAAAAGCCGGACAACAAGTCCGAGACAAAACAACTGGTCAAATAATTACAGCACGTGATTTTGGTAATGGCGGACAAAATTTTAGTCAAGATTTTGAGCCAGTTACAAATGCTCCTGTAGCTCCGACAAATCAAGGAGCACAACAACCAGATATTCGACGCGATGAAAATGGAAATATAGCTACTTTGACAAATCCAACAGAAACATGGAAAAATAAAACTGTTTTTATGCAAACAGCTAAAGATATTATAAAACAGAAACAAAGTATGAATCAGGATTTGAATCAAGCTAGTGTTTATTGGAAAACACTTATTCGTGATACATCTCCGTTTGGAGGAGTACGAGAACCTATAGCTTCACAAACCGGTACTTTTACTGACGAAAGAATGAGACAATTATCACCTGAAGATCAAGCATCAGTTCGTGCAAGTCGTACTAGTGCTGTTTCTGCAAATCTTGAAGGTATTGCTGAAGAAAGAAAATATCGTGAAGCTTCAACCGCAGATACATTACAAGTTCTAAAAGATCTTTGGACTGAAAAAGAAAATCTTTCTAAAGAAGCAAGAGATACAACTCAAGCCGCTCTTGATGCAAAAAAAACAAAATTAGAAATTCAAAAATTATCTAAAGAGATTGGTTATCAAGTTGATGAAGATGGTAATGTTATTAGAGATGTAACCGGTGCTTCAGTACAAGATATTGCTAATACAATTAAAGAAATTGAAAGTAGTGGCGACTATAAAGCAAAAGGTGCTTCTGGTGAATTTGGTGCTTATCAATTTATGCCAAGCACTTGGGAATCTTGGAGTCAGGAATATCTTAAGAGTATTAAAGGACCAGCAATGTCTTTAGAAATGACTCCAGAATATCAAGATAGAGTTGCTCAATTTAAGATACAACAATGGTTAGATAAAGGTTATACACCAGAACAAATTGCTTCTCTTTGGAATAGTGGAAGTCCTGACTGGAAAGGAAAAGTAGGAACAAATAGTAAAGGTGTTAAATATAATACTCCTGCTTATGTAGAAAGATTTAGAAATGTATTAGCAGTAAATTTACCACAAGATGCAGAAGCACTTGAATTAACTGATGCTGTTAAAACAGGTTTAATGTCTACTGCCGGATTAACAAATGTAGATGTTAAAGGTTATACACCTGATGATTGGATTTTACTTAAGACTACAATTCGTGATTCTGTACTTGAAGAAGCAACAGTTAAAATAAATGGCGGTGAAGGAGAAACTGGATGGAAAAACGGATTTACTGTTAGAGGTGTTCAAATAAAAGGAGATGATCCAGCATTAGGTGAATTAATAAGAGCACAACTTGTTGAAAAATATGGAAATATGCTTGATGCTTCTGAAATAGATTCTATTATGCTTCAATCTGGATTTCAAAAAGATAATAGTTTATTTTCGGGTCAATGGAAAAAAGCAACATAATAATTTTACAATATGTTAACTTTACAACAAAGAATAAAACAAAATTTATTACAACAACGCACAAAACCCCAAACCTTACCGCCTGATAGTTTAGCCGGAAAAGAAAAGATTGAATTTACTAATGAACAGATTCAAAGGATGCGTAATTATGGACAACCAGCTCCTACTCCAGTACAACAACCAGCAAAGACTACATTTGGACAAGATTTAACATCTGTTGCACAAACAGTTACTGAAAGTAAGCCCAGTCAATTTTTACAGAAAGTTCCTGGTACTATATTAGAAGGAGTATCAAAAGCCGTTGGTGGGGTAGTTGGGTTACTTGGAGCTCTTGAGGGTGGAATTGTGGGAGGAATTGCACAAACCGGAATAGAAGGTTATAAATCGATTACTCAAGGTAAAAAATTTGATATTGGTAATGTTTGGGATAAAACTATCGCTGATGCAAAAGCGACGGCTAAATTTGGTTATAATGCTGGAAAAAAAGGAACTGAAATGGCTCCTCTTGCAATTAATTCTGCTATTTTAGGAACTGTTTTAGTTTATGAATCAGCAGAAAGAATATTTAAAACTTTTGGTGAAATTGGAACTGCTTACGAAAATTATAAAATGTATGGTAAAAATTCGCCTACTATTAGAGCTACTTATGACGGATTAGTTAAAGGTTCTTCTGAAGGTTGGCAAATGATAGGTCTTGATAAAGAAACAGCTAATAAAATTTCTCAAAATAATATTGGAGCTTCTTTTGGAAATTTATTTTTATATGGAACTGCTTATCTTGGTGCTCGTGGAGTAGCTTATGGAATAAAAGGAGAAGTTAATAAACTTCCTTATATTCGTGTCAAATCAACCGGACAATCTATTATAATCCCTGCTGATCCTATTTTACGTCCTAAATTACAAGAATATTTTGCTAATCAATTAAGAAATCAAAAAGGATATACTGTTACAGCAACTGTTGATGGTGTTGAAATTCTTACTCCTTTTAAGTTATCTGAAGGCGAAATTGCGACACGAGTGGCAAAGATGCCTCAAATAAAAGGGTGGTTTAAATTTGAAGGATATGAAAAGACTGCTTTTGGAAGATTAATGTCTCCGCTTGGCGAACCAACAAGAGCTATTAAAGCTGAATATATTCCAGAAACTGAAATGATGAGAACTGGTACGCCTCAACCAACAACAGCAATGACGCCAAGATTACCAGTAGCTCAAACGCCTACTTTACAAAGAGGTGTAGTTACTGCTGCGCCAGTTGCTCAGTCTGTAATACAACCAACCGCTCCTGTTACACAGCCAACTGCTCCTGTTGCACAACCAACTGCTCCGCAAACAGCTTTTCAAATGATTCCTCAAAAACAAGTTGAAAGTATCAATAAAGTTAAAAATACTTTACAACAAGTTAAAGCTGAAAAATTGAGATTAGGTGATGAAAAACAAACTAAAGAAATAAAAGAACAAGTTAGTTTACTTAATAGAATTATTACAAATCTTGAAAAGAAATTACAACAGCCAGCGAAAGGTGCTATTCAAGGACCGGAGGTTAAAACTCAAGTACAACCAAAAGTAGTAGAACAAACTAAGATTTCAGAACAACCAAAAGAAGTTAAAGTTATTCCAAAATCTGTTGTTTCTAAAACAATTACTACAAAACAAGAAAAGATAAAACAAGATTTAAATGATGCTGCAATGGGTGTTGAACCAACTAAATATATTCAAGAATTAGAAAAAGCTATTCAAGATCCTAATACTTCAGAAGCTTGGAAAAAACAATATATTAAAACAGTAGATAAGATTAAAAAATTATCATTACAACTTAAAGAAACAAAACCAACCGTAACTAAAAAAGTCGGTCGTCCTACTAAATCTGAAACCGGCAAAACACAAGCACAAATCGAAGCTGAAAAGCCAAAGAAAGCTGTTGGTCGTCCAATTAAATCCAAGACTGGAAAAACAGCTATACAACTTGAAAAAGAAGCTTTAAAACATAAAGGTGAATTAATGCGTAAAATCAGAGAAAAAACAAAAGAAGAACAACGAAATTATGAAAGAATAATTCAAAGTCAAAAAGAAGGTGATAGAATTCGCATGTCTCAAGTAAAACAAGAGATGGAAGAAATTCGAAAAGAACAAGCTCCTGGTGAAGTTATTACTCGTAAAATGACTGAAGAGGAAATGAAACAATACGGTGTTGATAAAGCAAGAATTGAAGCTAAATCAGAGGTAGCACAAATTTCAGAAGAGATAAGAAAACAAAATAAAATAAGTGATTATAAACATGAACTTGCGGCAATGAAATCAAGAGGAGCAACACAGGAAGATTTCTATAAATTATTAGTTAAAGAACAAGCTAAAGAATTTGAAGATATTGATACTTATCTTAAAGATTACTCAAATTCTGATATCATAATAGATTTTATTGAAGAACATTATGGTTATAATGCTGAAGCTAGTATGATAGGTCAAGAAGGAAAAGTATCAATTAAAATGTTACTTGATCCAATTAAACCAATTGAAACTGCTTTAAACAAAGGATGGGAATATGTTGTAAAAGGTAGTTGGAAATTATTTCACGCACAAAATCTTGTATTAGCTTTAAGACAAGCGCTTTATAAAGTTCCTTTAGTTAATTGGTTTGGTAAAAAAATTGTCTATGATTATAGATTACCTGAATGGTATAAAGGATTAAAAGAAATGGCTGATAGCGAAAAGATAACTTCAGAAAATACAGCAAGAGAGATGATGGAGTATCTTAATAAAGGTTTATCTGAGGTACAAAAAATTGAATTACAAGGAGCTATTATTAATCACGGTATACATAGTGATCCTGATATTTCAGCAAGAGCAACTGTTGCTAGATCTGTTTTAGACCGATATGGTGAGAATTATTGGAAGGTAGGTGCTATTTCACAAGAAGTATTTGAAGCAAACAAAGGACAATATCTCCCTCGTTTATATTATGATTATGAATTAAACAAACCGTTAATCGGTTGGGGAACAAGAGGGGGCTACAAAGCTACTCTTGATAGAGCAAGAAAAAGAGGTATTGAAAAAATTGTTTCAGACAAAAATGTAACTGATTGGGTACAAAGAGGTTGGGTAGTTAGAGGAAAAGTTTCAGAAGCAGGTAAAGTAAGAATTTGGAGAGATTATAATGCGGAAGAACTTAAAGCAATGAAACAAATTATAGATCAACCAGGTTATTTAACAGCAAAAGCAATTCGTGAAGTTGGTCATGATGTTGCTGTATTAAGATTATTTCAAGAAGTCGCTAAACATCCTGATTTTGTCCAAGATGATTTAATAGTAACAAACGAAAAAGGACAAAAGATTACTATACAACCAATAAGTTCATTTAAACAATTACCTGAAACAGTTATAGCAGGAAAGAAAGCTTATGGCGCTCTTGCTGGAAAATGGGTTGATCCATATATTTATGAAGATATCAAAGGTATAGTTGAAGCCAAAAATTTTGGTGCTAATTTAGCAAATCAAATGCTTGCTCATTGGAAAGCGTGGAAGGTGGTTGATAATCCTGCTACTCATTTTAGAAATATGTATTTCAATTTTATTCTTTCAGATGTTGCTGGTCTTTCACCAATGAGAGTTGATATATATGGATCAGCATTAGTTGATATATTTAAAAAGAATCCTGATTTTGTTGAGGCAAGAAATGCTGGTTTATTTGGCACTTCCTGGGCAGCTTCAGGTGAATTAGCAAAAGTGCTAAATGATAAAAAAATATTAACAATGAGACAAGCCAAAGACGGTACTTATGTTTATGACTGGCAAGCAATCATCGGAAGTAACATCTTTGAATTCTTTGATAAGTTAAAAGGTATTTACGGTAAATCACAACAAATGATGGCGAAGATGTACCAAGCAGAAGAAGAATGGAATAAGCTTGCTCTTTATAAATTTGCTAAGAATGATTTAGATATGGGAAAAGAAGAAGCCACAAAGTTCGCAAAGAAATGGGGCTTAAATTATCAAGCTGTTTCTCCAGCTGTTTCTAAATATGGTCAGAGTTGGTATGGTGCTCCTTTCGTTCGTTTTTCTTTATTAGCAGCTCCTCGACTTGCAGAAGGGGTTCTCTTTAGACCTTTCACTATTCTTAAATGGTTACTTATAATGTATGCAATAGAAGAGACAAGTCGTAAGACGTTTAATTTAGCAAGAGAAGAATTGAATCGTATTAAACAACATGTATTTCCTGTTTGGATGCAACAAGGTGTTAGTATTCTTGCACCAAAGAAAGATGAAAACGATAACTATCAATTCTTAGATTTAACTTACATTATACCTTTCATTCAAGATATCAAAGGGATGGAAGTTTATAACTACATATTTGGTAATCCTTTCTTTAGATTACCTGCTGAAGTAATGTTAAATAGATCAGCTTTCACAGGACAAGATATTTATAACAAAGAACTTAATCCATCATTAATGGAGATTACAACTATCTTAAGTAAGTATGTTTATCAACAAATTGTTCCTCCGATTGCGCCGGGCGGTTATAATTTTGAAAAGATGTGGAAAGCTGCATTAAATAAAAAAGACGTGCAAGGACGCGTAACTGATTTAGTTGGTTCTATATCAACTGCCATCTTCGGATTAAAATTAAGATCAGTTGATGTAACAGAAGAAACGAAATGGAGACAGCTTGATCTTAAAAATAAAGAACAAGCAATCAAAAACAAAATGAATTCTGTTTGGGGAAATCAAGGAATGAGTGATAATGATAAGAAAAAAGAAATTGAAAAGTATTTATATAAATTACAAGATCTTTACAAAGAAGCAAATGATTTGATGGGCGATAGTTACTCTGAATCATTAAATGCTTTGTTTAATAAATAAGTTAAATAAGATACATAAATAACACTTAATAGTAATTGGTATCAAAATTAACTTAGAGGGAAAAATTAAAGACTGCCAGTTTGGAATTTACCTACTGGCGGTTTTTAATGTAATTATATACAGAAATAAGCATTAATTTTATCAGATACCATTCTACGCCCTATAAAGAAAGATAAAAATAGGTATCTATAAGGATGTTGCCAGTTTCTTTTTGGCATCTTTTATAACTGTTGAAGGACGCTTACCAAAACGCCACGGAAATAATGGACATTCTTCTACAGTACAAAGTCTAACTTCAGCAACATTATCACCACTACATTGTATACAATTTTTTCTTATAGCTCTTAAAGGTGTATAAATTTTCATAGTTTTAATGTTTTTTTAATTTCTTTAAATCTTGAATTACATTTGGTAAAGTGTCTGGCGTATACTGCAAAATCATCCAGCCCATTAATTGAGCTGTATTTATTTTCTCGAGATCTTTTTCGTAGCTTGTACCAAATGTATGTTTGCCTCTAATCCAAACTCCACCATTCACTTCAATAGCAATTTTTGTTTTAACTGGTTCTAAAACAAAGTCAAAGCGCCATTTACGATCTGGATGAAATTTGAATTCCTCTACAAAATTATAACCTTCTTTTTTTAATAATGCTGCCATTTGAATTTGATAGATTGATTTTTTAATTGGTTTTGTTGACATCATCATATTAGTTAAAAATTTTTAATTGTTCCGCACCAATTTTTTGAAGTAATTCAATATAATGAATTCCTTCTACTAACTCTTCTAATCTATTTATTCTCTGTTCATTATAAGTACCATCTTTATCACCTAAATTGATAAATATCTTATCATGTTCTTCGTGTAGAGCTTTTAATGCTTTATCGTATCCAATTTGAAAAACCCAATCCCTAATTACTTTTTTCTTTTCCAAAGAAAGTTGAGTCATATAATTAAGCTTTTTGTAATGACTTTAAATTTAATTCTTCAATACTTGGCATTTCTTCTCCTTCATTAATGTGCAGTAATTTAAAAAGTAAATATTTAATATCTGTATGATGTCCAGGAGTTACTTGTCCTTCTAATACAGGAGAAATAAAATCAGCTCCTATTATTTCAGCAGAATTACCAATAAAAAAATCTGGATTAAATGATGTAGTAGCCATATGATTATAAATTATTTACTTCTCTTTCTTGAAAGTATTGAAGCTTTTGATCACCTAAATGAACTGTTGTAAAAACTTCACCTCGACCAGCTGTATCAAGTCGTAAATAAAATTCTTTAGGTTGAACAATTTTTTTAAAGTCTTTGTAAATTCTTGCCGCAAGATGTTCGTGTGATATAGGCATATCTTGATAATTCCAAAGATAAAATTTTAAACTCTTTAATTCAGGAATCTTTTTATTTGGAACATATCTAAAGACAATTCGATATAAATCCATTACAAAAGTCATTGGGCAGTGTGCGATTAATTCTTCATATTTATACTCTACAACAGAATCTTCTCCTCCATGATAATCAACAACTCGAATTTTATTTTCAAGATGTAAAGTCATTGCTTGTTTTATTCTTTCACTAATTTGTTTATCGCTCATCTGTTCGATTTGTTTTACATATTCAAATATTTTACTCATATATTTAATACTCCTTGCTTCATGAAGTCGAGAGTGATTTTTGATTCTCGAACTCGTTTCTCAAGATTCATGAAATAAATTATATTGGCATAATTTCTAATTTTGTATGATTGAACTTTTGTCCGATGTTCAATTTCAATATTACATTTTGGGCATTTGATAATAAACTCTTCTTCATTTGAAGTCATTTCTTTGATACCGCAACCTGTAATTTCTTTTAAGTACTTTTCAATATGATCTTGAATCATTTGTGGTTTACTACTAATATGATCTGGATCACTTTGATTTCTATCTGAAATATAAACTCTTCCCCAAGGTGTAAAAACAGTTCCTAATCCTGCAGTAAAACTATGAGAAGAACTATCAACTGAATACCAAGGATATCTTTCAACTAATGCTTTAGCTGTAACACCAAACCCGTGTGTCTTAATGTTTGGATGTTGGGAAGTAAGAATATGACGAAAGGCATGATCAAGCCATTCTTTTTTATGTTCTGTTGTATAATCATTAGAAGGCGAAACACCAATATAATCACACTCTTCAAGCATTCTATCTAGATACTTAAATGGTTCTCCTTGATGAAAGACATGTATAGTATCAAAGCCATAAACATCTTTTAAATATTTGTAGTTTTTCCAACCTTGTTCAGCTGAATCAATTCTTTCTTGTTCAGTTGGTTCTTGTCCTGTTTGTCCAGGAATAACATCAAGGTTTACAGCTCTGAAAATTACATCTTTATACTTTTCAATAAATTTAGCATAATCGTCAATATTAACAAGATATTTTTCCCAGTTTGGATCTCCTTCTTGTTTTTTTCTTTGTGCTAAATTCCAGGCAGTAAAAGCACCGCTATCCATCATAACGTTAATTCCGCCATGTTTAAGTAGCGGTGCTAATTGCCAAGGTTCTTTATAGGCGTAAGAGATAAGAATATTTTTTACACTACAAGTCAAACAAAATTCTAAATGTTGCTTGTTCCCTACGGCGAGAAATAAATTGAATTTATCGTCTAACATATTTTTATAAATTAACTAGAGAAAAAAACTCATTCTTAGCAGAAGCATCGGTTTCAAAAACGCCCCTTACAATTGAAGTTGTCATTTCTCCTTCTTTTTTAATTCCCCTTATTTCTTTACAAGTATGATGTGCTTTGAGAACTAAAATTATTCCCGCAGGTTGTAATTTTTTCTCAAGATAATCAACTATATCATTTCCAAGTCGTTCTTGAACTTGTAATCGTGATGAAAAATAATCTATAATGCGAGCAATCTTTGATATTCCAATTATATTTCGTCTTGGAATATATCCAAAATAATACCTTCCATAAAATAGCGCCATGTGATGCTCACACCATGAATAAAAATTACCTTCATCTAAGATAATATTATTGTAAGTAATTCCGTCTTCACCATTTGGAAATAATGTAACAGCAGGCATTTGAGTTGCATCATACCCTTTGAAAATTTCCCGCCACATATCAGCCATTCGTCTTGGTGTTTCTTTTAATCCAATTCTTGTTGAATTATCTCCTACTTCTTCAATAAGATTTTTCGCTATTCTTTTTAATTTGTTTTGATCTTGCATAAAATTATATTACTTGAAAATAATTTTCAACTGCTTTTTGCCAACCTACATCGTTATAAGTAGGATCTTTGAGTTGATTCTTAAAAAATGCTTCTGTTCTTTCAACACAAGAGCCGCACTTACCACACGGTTGATTATCTTTTGTTGGATTATAACAAGTCCAAGTATTAGCATATTCAACACCTAATCCTTTTCCTCTTTTTATAATTTCTATTTTTGATAACCTTGAATAAGGAGCCGCAATCTTTACTTGATTATAAGTTCCAAATAAAGCGGCTTTGCTGATATGCTTAATAAATTTAGGACGACAATCGGGGTAAATAGCATGGTCACCAGCATGTGCACCATAAAAAATTTGTTTTGCTCCAACAGATTCAGCATACCCAACAGCTATTGATAATAAGATTCCATTACGAAAAGGAACTACAGTCTTTTTCATATTCTCATCAGCATAGTATCCTTCTGGAATATCATCACTATCTAAATGATTTAGTAAAGCAGAATTAAAATTGTCGAAGACAGATTTAACATCAATAATTCTATGTTCAATAACCAATCTCTTACAAGTTTCTTTTGCTTGTGCTAATTCATAGCTGTTATGTTTTGAACCATAATTAAAAGATAGTGCCACTACTTCATAGGGCATGTATTTTGTTCTAATTAGTTCATAGAGGAGGGTCGTACTATCTACACCCCCGCTTAAAATTATAACTGTTTTAATCATATGTTTTAATTAATTATTTTCTTTTCTCGTGACATTTTTTACAAAAGGTAATACCATTATTAATATTCCAAAGTTCAGGACAATTAATTGCTTGTTCTATTGTTGTTATATTATTTTCTTTTATAATAATAGAAAATAATTTAATATGATGTGCGTGTAAATAAACACCTTTTAATCCACAATCTTGGCAAGTAAAATTGTCTCTAGTAAAAACATCAGAACGCCATTGACGATATTCAAATAAACTTTGAACTTTTTCTCTAAAAGGAACTTTATAAAATTCTGGACCACCCTTCCACATTGGATTTTTACTCCCAAACATTTTTGTAGGGTTTTTGAATTTTGCTTCACTTAACTTCTTTTTATGTATATCAGTGAGTTTTATTCCCTTTTTTGCTTTGCTCATTTTTTCTTTTGTTTTTTTGGAACATTTTCTTCCTTTTAATTTATCTTTCCATAAAATTTTTCTACCTTTAAGAGCATTTCTAATTTTTTGTTTAGTTTCTTTTGATAATTTTTTATGTTGATAAATACCTTTTGGCATATTATTTACGACCTTTTTCTGGGTGGCGAGTATTATGAACACCGATAGCTGTTTTTGTTTTTGTAGGTTTTAGCACTACGAAATTCGACTTTTTATTGTCTGCTTTGTTCTTGTTTTTGTGGTGAACTAACTCACCTTTCTTGGCGCCTGTTACACGCCGACGGTAATCAGATGATTTTCCGCCTTTCCATTTTGGATTTTTTTTGGCCCAACGAGCCATTTTTGGATTCTTTCCGACTGGTGGCATATAGTATTAAATTAAATTTTTTCTTTCTAAAATTTTATCTAACCACATTTTAGATTCTTGTAATTTTGTTTTAACAAGATTCATTTCTTGAAAGTGATCTGGACCTCCAAATTCACCTTGAAGAAATTCATTTGATCTTTGAATACATCTCTCAATTTTGTTACGGAATTGAAGTAAACCGTATTTATCTGCTTTAATCATACGATTTTTTTTAAAGCGTAAAAACGCTTTTTTAATTATATTAGTTTTTTTCATACTTTTCCCAAGGATATTTTATCCATTGTTTTGTCTTATGGACAAAAATATGAGGGGTAAAAATTGAAGAAAGTTTATAATGAAGAGCAACAGTTAAAACACTGTTATTTCTTCCTTCTACATTTTCTTTTGCTTTTAACATTGTTCGACCTGTATCTACAATGTCATCAATAATAATAACATTTCTATACATTAAGTAATCCCAAAGAGGTGTTGTATTAATTAATCTTTCTTGTTTTCTATTCTTATAACTTGAATATCCGATTGTATAAACTTCTTTAATACCTAAATTTTTAGCAATTATCCCAGCAGGAATTAAACCTCCAGTTGTAATTGCTACAATACAACCAAATCTAACATTCAAACCATAAATTTCGTTTGATATTTGTCTACAATCTTTTTCTAATTCTTTCCAACTATATTTTAAACACCTTTTTTCTTTCCCCATATTAAAATGTGTAACCGCGCTGAATAGTTAAAGTTATGTTTCTTACATAACTCAATTACCCAAAGAGATTTCTTTAAAATTTCTGAACCAGTTGTTCCTTCTGGCATTAACCAAACTTTGTGATTATCAATTCTAACTTGTTTACAAATTTCTAATACTTCTTCAACATCTTTTTCGTTTGTTACTACAAATTTAAAAATTGCTTTATGTGCTTTTAAAACTTCAAGAGCATCATAGTTTAATCTTTTATCAATATCATTACCAGAACTATTTAACTTTGGTGACACCGACCACTCATCAACTCTTTTAAGTAATTCGTCACTTGGAACAATTGTTCCATTAGTTTCAATTGTAACATAATGTGGTAAATCTTTTATTAAAGCATATAACTGACCTTGCCATAATAAAGGTTCGCCTCCAGTAATAACTAGATTATAAGAATTAAATGAGTTGATTGACTTTCTAATACTTTCAAGAGATATTTCTCCGCCTTCTTTATGATATTTAGTATCACAAAACAGACAACTGAGATCACACCCTGAAGTTCTTAAGAAAACAGAATTAATTCCGGCATGTTGACCTTCTCCTTGAATTGAGTGAAAAATTTCATTTACCTTGATTGACATATTTTTATAATTCTTCTAAAATACCTAATCCTTCTGCAATAATAAGAAATATTGCCCCTATAATAACATTAGATATTAATATAATAAATCCTGTAATTCTTAAAATACTTTTAATAAGACTTACTTTTGTATGATAGTTCATATAGAATAAGTTATAGATGCTTCAGGACTCTCCCAAATAGTGACTTCGGTTTCGTTAACTGTATGTTCACTATTTAAAACTCGTTGTATCTGTTCATAAATATATTTAGCAATGTTTTCTGCGGTGGGATTAAATTCAACTTTATCATTAATTATACAATGATCAAGATGATTTATAATCTCTTTAAGTAATTTGAAATCAACTATCATTCCGTTTTTATCTAGATAATTTGTTTTTATTGTAACTTCAACTTCCCACCGATGACCATGAAGTTTAACACAAGGTGATTTATAATCTAGTATTAACTGATGAGCTGCATCGAAATGATGTTTTAATTTAAGTTTATACATATATTAAGAATTTAAAGCGTTTAAAATAAGTTCTTTACTTTTCTTATTTGTAATTCTTTTTCTTCCAAGTGTAAATAATTTAATTACACTTCTTTGAGTTAAAATAGCTTTTGCGGTATGTCTGTTTAAAATAGAAGAACGAATTAATGCTTTCGCAGATGTATTAATATTTGCTACTAAAAAATTAATTTCATTTTGATTCCAAGTAGCATGAGATCGTTTATGAATATTTCTTTGCGACATTGGTGGTAGTTCCTCTCTGACAGGAATCTTTATTGTTTGAGTTCCAGGAGTGATATCTGTTTTAAAAGGAATCTTATCAGCTACATATTTAACCGTCCAAGTTTTAGGAAAAGTAGATGATTGTTCTTTTCGTTCTTTTAATTCATTTAGATTCAGTACTTCTAAATTAAAGTCGCCCATTAATTTCATAACGATGGCGCCAAATACTTCGTTATTTGTTTTGAACACAGTATTCTGTGTTTTAATTTTAATTTTCATAATACTTTTTATATTTTTCAAGAAAAGCCAGATCATCGTCTTTCGGCAGATATCCAGCTCTATCTAGAAAAAACTTAGTTTTTAATAAATACTTCTTCTGAACTTCATAGCAATGAATCGGAGGGACTTTATGTTGTGATCTCCATTCAGGCCAATGAGTTCTAAAGTTTGATAACGATGCTGCATTGTATGGGCTGTTTGAAACTCGACCAAGAATGTGGTGTAGACAATCTACATCATTCATTCCGTCCTCCCAGTCCATATAGTTATCGATAAATAATAATCGTGTTTCTTCTGTAAAATTATTTTTCATTATATTGATTTAGCTTGTTCTATTTCTCTTTTCTTAGAAGCAATTTGTTGGACAATAGCTGTAAGAATGTCGTCTATTGCTGATAATTTAAGCCTATATTTATAGAAAGAAGTTTCATAAAGTATCTGTTCGTTTTGTAATTCTTTTGTTTCAATAACTAAAATGTTATCTATTTGCTCCTTATTACTTACTTTACCTTTCTCAGCTTTTATTGTTTCTGTAATTTCGTCCCATCTTTTTGCTCTCTGTTCTTTAATATCTAATTTAAGACATTCAGAAACTCTTTGTAATTCAGAGACATAATCCGCGAGGTAAAACTTATATCCAGATAACTTCATTTGAATCTCAGCTAACTCGCCTCCGTTAAGAGTTGAAAAATGTTGTCCTAATTCATTAACAACCTCTATTACTTTAGCCATTACTTTATTACCTTCATCTTTAAGACGCTCGTCATCAAATTCTTTCTTAATTTTATTAAATTTTTCAGTAATTAGATTCATTTTTGTAATTCATTTATTGCTAAAGCCCAAGCAATAGAAATTAATAATAAAAGTCCTATAAGTTTTAATAAATCTATAATCATAATTTTAATCTTCCTCGATATGTATTAAATGAACAAAATTACAAATTTTACATACTTGATAATAAAATGGTGGAGAAGCATCTTTCCATTTCATTTCATCCCAAATATGTCTACAATTTGTATCTTTAATATCTTTGTTATTTAATTCATCGTTTGTTTTAAGGTAAGACATATATTTATAATTTTATATTTTTATTAGATTATACAAATCTTTAATTGTTGTGCTGGGAATAAGTTTTTTATTCTTATCATAACAATCAAATTTCTTTTTAGTCCCCCATTCTTTTTCATACATCCACCAACTAATCCATTCATTTTTATCATTCATTAATAGTTTTAACATCTTATCAAACAATTCTGTATAACGACAAAGATAAAATCCACCAAAATCAGGAGACAATTTTTTCATTGCTTGATGAACACACTCTTCGTCGTCACGAAGTTGTTTGTAATTTTTTATTAATTCAGTAAATTGTTCTAAAGATATTTTCATATTAGTCGGTTGCTTTTGAGGCAATAAAGCCAGTAATAGCAATTAAAATCATTGTAAAAATTATTTCTTGAGGTAATGTCATATTTACATATTTATGAATTCAAAAGTTTGATCTATTTTTTTTATCCATTGATCTTCAATCTGCTGAATCCTTGGCTTTGTTAACTTCAATTGTTTAGCAACTTCATGCATTGATTTATTCTTATGAAATCTTTCAATAAGAATATTTCTATCCCGAGATGTCATCTTAACAAGGATATTGATAAAAGCTTGTGCATTTTGTGGTATTCTACTTTGTAACATAAAATTAAAATAAAGGTCTTTTAATTATATAATAACAATAATTTTTAGTTCCTTCTAAAAATTTTCCTTCAAAAGACCAACCTCTTTTTTTTAAAGCATTAATTACAGAACTTAATCTTAAAATATAATTTTGAATAGCCCAAAAATTATCAACGCACCTATCTTCATTAATTTTATTTATAATTTTTTCTATTTGTTTCATAATATTTATTTAGAACAATTCTCCCGCCACGGACACCAGAAACAGTGATCATTAGGACAAGGTTCAAATCGTTCATTAATTATATTGTCGAAAAATTCTTTAAATTTGTCTTCTAAAACTTTCATATCTTCAACTGTGCGTTGTAATATAAATACTTGAGGTTTATAACTCTTATTATTAGCTTTTTTCTTATTCATTACATAATAAACAACTTCTGGCATCTTTTCTTTTTCTCTCCAAAAAACATAACTATAGATATCAGTTTGAATATTCTTTGCTAATTCCTCATCTGTATAGTCTTGTGATGTTGTCTTATAATCCACTATTTGTTTATCTGTTATACGATCTATGTAACCAAATAAGTTAATTGATTCTCCTAATAAAGAATTTAAAGGAATAGAAAATTGATATTCCATTTTTTGTTCATCACTATCAAGTATTAAAGGATTTTCTTTATATTTCTCAAACATCTTTCTTACACAAGCATACCTATCAATCTCTTCTTTTGTCTTATTTGGCATTACTGTTTTTTTAAGTTCTTCTAAAATTTCATCATCATTTTTATATGATGAATTTAGAGGAGAGTGATACATCTCAACGGCTTTATGAAATGCAGTACCAATAATGAAAGCAGGATTATCTGGTTCAAGTAACTTATATTGATATTTATATTGCCATTTTTTTGGACATTCATTATAAGTATTTATAGAAGTAGCACTGATAGTTTTTGGTATCATATATGAAAAAAATTAGCTACTTTATCTAAAATTGATGTTTTAGGAGCTTCAGATGTAATTGTTGCAATATCATTATCATCATTATTGTCACTATCAAAAAGGCTCGGACTCGGACTCGGAGAAGGAGAATAAGTTGGAGTTTCAGTACAATATTGATCCCAAAGACTTTCTCTCATCTCAGGATCATTTATATCAGTATACCCTCCAATTCCTGATAAAAATTCTAAACAACTATAAAATTGTTCTTGTGTTAATCTTGTCATATTAGTCAACTAATTTAACTGCTTCAGTTAATAATTCTAAAACATTTTTAATGTCTTCCGGATTAGACTTTAAGAAGACAAAATTACAATTTACAAAAGATGTATTTGTAAAGATGCTTATCTTGCCAGTTTCTTCATTCTTTTCAACTCCAATACGATATTTCATAGGAGAACCATCAAAATTTAAAATTCCTTTTTCCTTAGAAATTATATAACGTGTAGAAATTTTTTCGGTTTTAATGTTGTTTCTTTTAAATTTTATCATATAATATTTTGGGAAGCTTCCTCCTGCAAATTTTGTTCTTGAGTAAATGGTTTGCAATCGTCGCAATAACCATCGTTGTCAAGCATAAAAAGAGGAGTATAAGTTCCACATTTAATACATTGTTTTGCTTCAATTATTTCTTTTGGATTAATCATTTTATTTATCTGCTTCTATAAGAAAGATTTTTTTCTCATTATATTTCTTTAATAATACTTTCTTAACAGCTTCGCCTTCAGCGGCTTGAACAGAATCTTTTAATGTTTCAAGCTCACTTACAGTTTTACAAGCGTCAATCTTATTAGCAAGTTCATTATCTGTTTGAGATACTTCAGGTAAAGTTTCAGGAGACGATGTTTCTATAATATCTTCTTCATTTTCAGCATACAACTCTCTACCGATTCCAAGATAACGACAAGCATTTTTAAATGCTGAGGTTTTAAAACCTTTATAAGCATTTGCTATGTCTTTAGCAAATGAACCACCAAAACCATTAACAGCAAAATCATGTCCATTCCAATTAATTAGAATTGTAAGACCTCCAGCTACTGCCCAACCTTTATTAATAAATTCTTCTTTTCTAATCTCACAAATTGTATGCCATTTACCTAAACCAACTACTTCGTTAAGTAAGTCAATAGCATATTGAGCTTGATATCCAATAAACTCTCTTCCATTATCTTTATACTTTACATAATTTTCTTTTGAGACCTCTACACTTAATTTTTTATAAAGCTCTTGAAAAGAATTCTCTTCATCTAACTTTTCTTTTTGTATTTCATCTGAAGTTATAAGATGTCCTTGTATTGGTAAATTGTCCAGTGTATATAATGGTTCTTTTTGTTCTAGTATTTTTATATCTTCTTTACTTGGAACTCTTATGTCTTTTTCTTTTAACATATGTTTAAATTTAATTTATTAAAATGGTATCGCTACACCGCTTGAATCTAAGACTTCAGATGGATCTGGAGCAGTTGGGTTTAATTCTTCTTCAATTTGGATAACTGGAATTTCTTCTGTTTGCGACATTGGTGGAAGAGACTTTCCCGCTCTGACATATTGAGTAATGTCAAAGAATTTATTTATCTCTTTTTGTAATTCAAGTTCTTTCTTTAAATCAACTTTCTCAGCTCTCTCAAAAGATAGTTTCCAAAATTCATTTGTTCCGACCTTTTCTTTTTCTAGATTAAATCTAGTTTTATAAGCAACAAATGTATCATTTGTTCCAAAAGTATTACTATATTTATACCATTCATCATTCATTGTTACTTTTCTTTCAAGACGATAAACTTCGCCTTCTAAATCAATATACATTACCATCATAAGATCAAATGATTTCTGGTCAAATCCTTCATCAGATTCTCCGGTCTTAAACTTAGCTTTTAAGTCCTTGTAATTACCTTCAGCAATAACTTTACCGGATGCCCCATCAAACACTTGAATTAGAGGTTGTATCATGTCAAATTCATAGGAATAGAACAATCTCTTGGTCGGATTTTTCTGGTCAAATTTCTCTTGAATACGATAACGTATTCTTAAAGGTGTTGCTTCGATTGGTGCCTCACAAAATTTATTACTTGAGTAAGCACCGCTATTGTTGTCTTTACGAGTGACGGTAAAGGAAGCGTCAGGAAGTATCTCTACTTCTGTTTCTTTACCACCAATAATAGCTTTTTCTTTTACTTTCTTATTATTCACACGAATAATAGGAATGAAAGGAATTCGTATACCTCCTCCTTCACCAGTTAAAGATCTTGCCTCTCTAACTAGATTAGGATCTGCTAATCCACTTTCTTGTTTTGTTGTTAAGTTTGTTTCCATAATTTATTTTTTAATTTTAATTAAAAATCCAGTGATGACGGCTAATGCACCTATACACATTCCAAAGAATAAAAAGAGTAAGTTTGTCATATTTTTTTAATAAATTGATTTAGCATTACCAAGTTCCTCTACTTCTTTTAACTCTTCTCCATTTTCATCACAACCAAAAAATTCATTAATTTGATCATTACTAAATGTAAGCCATCCTAGAATGGTTCTAAAAATATGTTGGTAGTCTTCAAGAGAACTATCCCAGTGAGTATCTATCTCTATCTTTTCTTCATCTCTCTGTACTATAATTTTAATTGGTTGTTCGAAAGTCATATTAAAATTTATTATTAATTATTGTCATTCTCGGTCCTCCATTTTCTCTATTAACTTTTTTCTTAGATGTTTTCTTTTTAACAATTTTTAAAAGTGGCTCGTCAAAAGATTGAGTATCAAATAAATGTCCATCTTTGTCTAATCCTTTTGGTTGAACATTTATTCTATCACAACCAGAAATCCATCGCGTTTTTGCAATAGCAATACCTTTAAAACCTGTAATTGTATCTATTACTTCATCTCCTAATTGTATTTGTTTCATATATTTATTTTATTAAGATAAACTTTGTCTCCTGTGCTTCAACACCGTTAAGTAATTTTCCTTCAACTTTCTCATAAGCATCTATTAAACCATTAACAATATTTTTATCCTTAACAAGCACAGTGTCCTCAAAAGAATTACGTATCTCTTCTTTTTTATAACCATAATCAGATGGTTTAATATCATTAATAATATTCTCTCTTAATTTAAAAGCATCAATAATTCTTAAGGTTCTTTTGATCTGTTTAATAACAGTTTTATTGCCGACCTTTTCTGAAGTTTTGTTTTCTTTTTCCAATTTTAAAATGGCTTCTTCTCGAAGGCCATTCTCGATTCCGCACAAATCATCATATTGTGCTTGTTCGAGAGCTAAAGAATCCTCAAAATCAGATCTTCTTTTTTTCAAAGAGATCTCTAATTGTTTTCTTTGCTCTGCGATTTGTATAAGTTTTTCTAACATATATTTTATTATTTTAATTCTTCTTTAAGATTTTCAATAATTAAAAGTCCATCATTTTTAAATAAACCAATTTTAATACCTTCTTTTAATGTATTTAAATTTTCTTTTATCTCTCCAATTACTTCTCTTCTTATCTCTTTTGTCAAAATATCTTTCGTGGCTATCCCATTGATTACCTCTTTTTTTCCTTGCTTGTAGGCTTCTTTTATTTTTTCAGAGATAAAGGATTTAATTACTCTTGTTATATCAAATTTTCCTTCGCTCCAATCAATAATATAAATTGGAAATCCGTGAGTTTCTTTATAGAACTCTAAAATCCACTTCTCCTCTATTTCAGGTTTAGTTTCTTTTAATTGTTCTTCCGACCATTCTCTCATTTCTTTTAACTTGCTGGTTTCAATCCTTCCTTTCATATTAGGCGATAAGGTGTCTTTTTCTTCCAACGGGTAATGCTCGCAAAAAGTGACATAGCCGTCTAGCGTGTCTAAAATTGCTGTTCCACATTTTTCACAATAAAATGATGACATATGTTTTATTATTTTAGTTTTTCATATTAGTTAGATTAAGTAAATTTTATAAGCATTAAGGTAAAAATAGCAGACATCAATGCTATTGCCGTTATTATAAAAAATGCTTCAATAAGATTTTTTAATGATATTTTCATACATTTATCTTTCTTCTCCCACTTAAAGGGAAGTTATTTAATAAAATTTTGAGATATACTATAACCATCATCTTCTAATTGTTTTATTATATCTTTATTTATTTCTGCTTGTTTCCATTGTGTATTTTTTACTTTTTCTGTTCCACCAATAATTATTCCGTCTTTTACATCAATACATTCTTCTAAATCAAAACCAATAATAGTTGAGCCACCGCCAAAACTATTTTTAATTGTTTCAAAACAAACACTTCGTGAACCAAAATCCCATTTTGAATTTACTTCAAGTCGTAAATCTCCAATTTTTGGATTTTCAATATATTCGGTTGATTTGTATATCTTCATAATTTTATCTTTCTAAATCCCGATTCAACAGGGAAAGGTAAGGATTTGACGAGAGGGTCTTTTAAAGCCAACCCAGAGACCCAGTTGGCATGCCTGTTTTTTACTCGTATAGTCACCTTACATAATAGTATTAACCCACTTTTTTCTATCAACGAGCGGTCGGTAAGCCGATGGTGGATTGTTGCGTTTACCTATTTCCGCCACTTTCCCTGTTGGACGGGGACTAGGATTTAATTACCTGATAATAAGTTTTTATTCTTTTTCTTACATCGGATTTATATCCATCTACTCTCCAAGTTTCTACTGGTATTTTAATTTCCATATCAAGAACACTATAATTAAGGTCTTCAAATAATCCTATACTAAGTTTTCCAAGTTCATTTCCTTCTTCGTCAAATATTGGCATACCAATACAAAAAGTTTCTTCTGCACCACGCTGTTGATTTGTAATATCTCCGTCTTGGCATATTTCTCCAGCATAATAAGAAAGTGTTTTATTGTCGTATTTAGTTTTATATTCATTAATAAATAATTTAATGTTTTTCATACATTTTATTTCTTTAATTTTTCATTTAATCTCTTGTCAGCCCAGCGGGCAAAATTATCAAGCAATTTACTTTCGTAAAGATAATCTAAATAATCTGTTCCTCTAATATCAAGATACTCTTCCGTTAATTCTTTAATTGTTGGGTTAGTTTTTTTCATATAGTTCTAAAAAAACATTACATTTTTTTGTTCCTTATTTTTTATAATTTAGTTACTTATCTTTTATATCTTTTTCATCTAATGTTCCAATCATAATTCCAGTCAAACCAACAGTCCAGACGACACCAATCATATAACCATCGTTTTTTAGAATTGGAAAATAATGAATAATTACATTTCCAAGAGCAATAAATCCAACAAATATCAATGCTCTTGCTGTCATTTTTTGGTGTTCTTTCATATCTTTTATTATATGAAATTGAAATCTTTTTATATTTTCCATATTATTTTCTTTTAATATACTAAGTGCTGAGGGGAAACGACCTCCTACATGCCGTCTTTCAAGGTCCACTACCCGGTACTTCTGCCATGATAGCTTTACCAAGTCCGACAAACACATAAGATTACATCTCAACATATCAGGCGTCTGCAATAGTTTTCATTATAATATTAATTATAGTAAAGTATTTGCCTGAAGAACCGCGCCGACTGCCTCAATCATTTGACCATTGGCCTTACCCTCGTCGGGTTTGAAGCGCGTGCCTTAGCCTTGCGTTGCGACTTATTTGGCTACCCTCAGCACTCAGTATATTAATTTTTAATGTTCTTTCCTTTTTTTAATCGTTCTTCTATATCTTCTGAACGACAATCGCCTATTTGAAAATAGTTACATTCTTTTAAATCTATTGCCTTTTCAAAAGGAATAAATATCTCTTCTGGTAACATAAATCTTATCTCTTCTACATCATAAGGTTCGTCTTTATGCCATATCTCAATACGACCACCTCTCATATTAGGATTCTTTTTAATAAAATCCTTATTTCTAATTCCTTCTTCTACTATACTAAACATGAATTTTTTCTCTGAACCACTCATAATATTGTTGTTGTTCATCTCCTTCGTGAATTATATGTAAAGGTAATCCACAATTAAGACGATGAATGTTATATAAAATGCGTCCGACACGTCCATTACCATCTTCAAACGGATGTATATTCTCAAAATCAACATGAGCTTTCTTACAAAAATCTTCTCCACCAGATTGTAATTTATTATAAAATTTTAACCAACCAGCCACTTGTCCAAATATTATTTCTCTTGAATAAAACTTTTTTATTTGACCTCCAATTATTACACCACACTCTCTAAACCTTCCAGCAATTCTTGGATTAATATTATTCATTAAAGTTTTATGAATAGCAAGAATAGATTTTATATCTATCTTATTATGACTAGTAGTAGCAATCATCCAAGCTAACTTCGCATCAGTAAGAGCTTGGTCTGAATACTCTCTTTCAATATAGTTTGATTCTTTTAAAAATTCTTCAATGTCAGAATTACATTTTATATTTGATATTGTCATATCGCTTTTTTATGTTCATTAAAAACTTTAAAATAATAATTAACAAAAGGCTTATTCAACTCTTTACAATCTGTCAGACTTCTCTGAGCTGCTGATATGTTTTCTTTGCAAGATCTGAATACTGATGAAGATTCTTTTTTATCCGCACCGGTAAATTGGATAATTTCTAATGCTATTTCTTGCCAATAATAAGTTTTTTTCTTTTTTTTGGCTTCTAATTTTTTTGCTAAAATTTGTTGAATGGAGTCCATATTATTAGATGCTTCATCTAAATTTCTCTATATATTAATTATATGTTCTGCTATAAAATAAGTCAACCATAAATTAGATTAAATTAAAAAATGACTAAGATAAGGGCAAATTTATGGTTTTTAATCATATGATATTTTATTTATCCCCACCGTTTAGTTTATTTTTTTAAAAATATAATTCTTAAAAACCACTTAGTGTGGATAACTTTTTTGGAATTAAATAGAATTTCGGTTGACTTATTTTTTTAGATAACATATACTTAATGTATGAATATACTTTTAGCACCACAACTCCACATCTATTTTGGATGGACAAAGAATGTCGGTGCTTTTTTAATTCTCTAATCACTCTCTTTGAGTGATTTTTTTATTTTACCATAGGACAAGTTTTATGCCAAACCGTGGTAATTGTAGACGGCCATTAATTATTTTCTCTTCTTTTAATTTTGTCTACAATTATCACCTTTGAAATTAAAACATCCTGTGGGTTGGGTTAAGGCATAATCTCATCAGCCTCCACAGACGCCTAATTGAATGATGAGTGAAAAATCTCTCTCGATGACTCCTTCGCGCCAGATTTTAGAACATTCTTATTGTGTTAGCTGAATCTTTCTTCTCACAATAAGTCTCAGCAAGCACTCTTTGCAGTGCCTCTCGCCGCTTTGTCGGAAAAAGAAAGTAATCAGTACCGAGATACAACGGAACAATACTGATGAAGAGATACAAGAAATGAAGAATTTTTTGGAATCACCGCAAGGCTATTTACTCTCTCTCTGATCTCTTCTGCCAGATTTTAAATTAAGAACAAAAGAAACTTGCGACTTAAGTGGTTATCTCTCTTTAGATTAACTGATTGTTAATAGAAACGAGAAATGATTCTTTACCACAGTTAACAAATCCTAACATTTTATCTTCTTTTTTTGTTTTTATATTTGTTCCAAATTTTATCTTATGATTTTTTTTACAGTTTGGACAGATAGCAGTTTCACCAGCAATCGGCTTATCTTTTAATTCATTACTTCCAATAGCAAAAAAAGGAACATCATTTTTTTTTAATTTTGTTTTCATATGTTTATTTGTTCTTATTAATCTTTAAAGATAAACTTATTTGAATCAATTTTTATTTGATTTGAATCAAAGTAAACTTTATGAGGTTTTTCTTTTAAACCTTTCCAGACTTCGCTTTTTGCGGAGTTAATGATGTGATTTTTAATTCCTTGCTTGACAAATTGTCTTTGACAAACAGGACATTTGATTGTTTGATTAGGCATAGTCTTTTATTTCGGCGAGCAATTCTTGTTCTTTTATTTGTTCGACTTTTAATTTTCTTGGACTTATTAGTTTTTTACTTTTATGGTGCTGACGATGTTTATATCCGTCAAATCCTTGACTCTTTCTTAAATAAGAAATCAATTGTTGTTTTTCTTTTTTTCCCATATCTAGTTAACTGGTTCTATTTTTACTTTTATTAAACCAGTAGTTAATGATGCTATTTGACTAAACGCATAAGAACTTAAATCAATATGTCTATTAGTCCATTCTTCAGGTCCGTAATCATTTACAAAGACGATTACTGATTTATTATTCTCTATATTTGTTACTTTAAGATAAGATTTGCGAGGATAATCGCGTGAAGCAGCAGTGCGATGTGTTTTGCTCCATTCTATTCCTTCTAATTGATAATCATACCATGATGCGATTGCGACCTGAGTGGTTACTTCTTTTCTTACTATCTGAATTTTTGGTGGGCTATAATCAAGTTCTTTTTCTAATTTATCATAACAATCATTCAAAGAAATCACTATTCCAATAGTGATAAAAATAAGACCTAATAATGGTTGGTAGTCGGTTTTTTCTTGCATACATTTAAAGCTCTTAGATTTAATTGTCTAACTGATAAAGGTTTTTGTCTTAGAGGTATTAATACAAAATCTTCTTTATTATAAGCTCCATTCATTTGACCAATATGACCTTGTATCCATTTAACATAAACATATCTTTCGTCTTGTCTTTCAATAAATGCGGTAGCTCCAATTCTTGCAGATAGTTGTCTGTTGTTTATTAGTTTTACTACGTCACCTTTTTTGAATTTCATATGTTTAAGCTACTTGTAAGCATTTAAGATTAAAGTCGTCAATACAAATTTCAGCATATTCAAGATCTTCAACTGAATATGCATTATATTGTCCGTCATCAAATTTAACAGTGTAGTTAAAAAAACCCTCATTATTATCTGAACCATTAACAGCTGTTATACGACCATTATAATAATTTTGTCCTCGAAATTGACTTGATTGGGTAATTTTTACAACATCATTGATTTTAAATTTGTTTGCCATATAGTAGTTTAATATTATCAAACAAGAAAGTTATTGCTTGATTTGATAATTTTTTCTTAGCGAATAATCTTACATAATTAACAATTAAACCAGCAATTACAGCACAGTTAAAACAAATACTGCGAGCTGTGCAAGGATCTGAATCAGCTTCTCCGATTGCGACCAAAGTGGTTTCGTATTGACTTGCTGGACAGCAATATATTTCTAATTGTAATCCACCCATTCGTCCATCTATAATATAACAATCTTTATCTTTAAACATTTGACTTAATTGGTGTCTAATTTCCATTGAATCAACTCCAATAATGATAAGTCCTTTATCAATTGTTGGTTCTATATTCTGTGGGGCTGGAACTATTTCTATTCCTGTTTGTGCTAAAACATTATCGTGCAAAGCATCAATTTTCTTTTGACCTAATTGATTGTCTTGAAAGAATTGAGATACAACATTATGTTCTTCTACAATATCATCATCATAGACTTTGATATTTTGACAACCCATCTTAGCAAGTAAAAGAGTTGTCCAAGAACCAATACCACCAGCACCGATTACATGAATCGGAAATTCTAATTCTTCTTGGTTGATAATATCTAGTTGACGAACAAATTTACTCATATATTTTTAAAGTATTGTATCCAAAAATTTCTTTTATAGTTTGTTTTTGCATGACACCTACTACACAATGTAATGAGATTATTTGGATTACAATTTAGTTTATCATAATCAATATGGTGAACACAAACTGTAGGTTCTTTATTACATATTCTGCAAGTATATCTATCACGTTTTCTTATTGCTCTTTTTAAATCATCCGTCCAATCTACTGAGTAAGGATTATTCCAAATACTACCTTGCCAGAAGCGACATTTTTCTCCTTTTTGTGCTTCACTTAATTTTTTTCTATGTTCTTTAGAGAATATTTTACCTTTATGCGCTTCACTTATTTTTCTTTTTGTTTCTTTTGAAAGACATTTACCTTTATGAGATTCGCTTAATTTATTCTTCCATTGTTGTGAAAATAATTTATTATGTTTTCCTTTATTACTTTCACTTATCTTTTTTTTAGTTTCTTTTGAAAGTTTTTTTCCTTTATGAACTAAACTTAGATTTTTTCTATGTTTTTTTGAAAGTGGTTTGTGTTGATAAATTCCTTTTGGCATAAATTTATGGAGCGTAAGGTTGTAAAGATTTACGCCATTCTTTACCCCATTCTTGTTCTTGTTCAAGTAGAATATCTCTTTCTTCTTTTGATAATCCTTCAATTATATCTAAATCTTCTTTAGTAGGATTTTCGCTACCCGCATAGAAAGGGTCATTGAATAAGGTTTTGATAATACTAGATTGTTTTTTTTTATCATCATCTTCATCTTCCCAACGCCATTTATTATTTCTTTTTGTTGTTAACATTTTTGGTTTATACCAATCAGTATTATAAGTGTAAGTTTTTTCTTTTATCTTTTCTTCTATTTCCTTTTCACAAAACTTTTTTACTTGAGGATCTTCATTTTCTAATTCATTAAACTCCTCTAATTTTTCTGTAGCTTTTTCTATTATCTTTTCTAACCTTTCTCTTTCTTTTTCAAAGACACTTGAATACATTACTTCAACTTCTAATTTATCTGTGCTGTAAACTTCTTTCTTAAAAGGAGAAGTATCTTTTGGAAAGATATCAAGTCTTGCTTCAAATTCTCCTTTCTTATTTGTGACTAAAGAGATAAGATAAGACTGTAATCCAATATGATCTGATATTGTTTTTTCATCAGTTGATGACCAAAAACATCCCATACTAGCGTGGCTGTGCCACCAAATATTCCAATCTTTTCTTGTTTTATCCTTCTTCTTTGCTAATTCAAGAAAGAATTTTTCTTGAGCACCATCTTTAATAGTTGTTCCGGATCCTGTGCATTCTTGTTCAAAGATTATAGCATCTGTAACAATTATATTTCCGTCTTTATCCATTTTACTTTTGGCAATGCCAGAAATTTCTCCGGTAGCAATTTCAACAAAGTATTTTATTTGAAGATTGGCTTTGTGTGTTAGAATGAGTTTCATATTTTTTTTAATTTGTTGATGATGTATTTGCTTGATCATCAGACATTAGTTGTTATGATTGCGACCTTGGTGGATTATTCATCTGATTGCTTAATGCAGCTCTTTCTTCATTGTATTTTGTATCATCCCATTTTTCGTGTTCGTTCCAATAACTACTATTCAACCAATCCATTTCATTTTTTGGTTTTATAGTAACATCTTGAGCACACATCATAGATAAATCATCAATGAATGGTGTTCCATAATCAGGTTTTTCTATAAAACTTATCATTAAAAATGTAAGTAAATCAATTTGGTTCTTTTTTCTTAATTCGTTTATTTCATTTCTTACTTCTTCACCTGTGCAGACTTCACCTCCGCGTCTAATGCAAGGATGAAAATGAGTTCTAAAAAGATGTCTTTTGTAGTTAATTATTTTTACTTCATTATCTATCGAGATAGGAATAAAAATTTTAAAAGCACCAATAACAAAATCGGAAGGAATGCGAGAAGTTTTTTTGTAAGTTAAATCATTTGTTGTTATAATAATATATCTATCTAAAACTTTTATATCTTTAATTTTACTGCTTTTCTTTAACTTATCAAATTGTAGTTCAAATGTAGAATATTCGGGTCTAAGTTGAGCTTTCTTCTTTAATGTATTAATTTGTTTCCCTGTAGTTGCTATTTGTTTAAAATATGACTCTATGTTTCTTTTATATGATTTGATTTCATCTTGTTTATATTTTATGTTATTTTTTAACTCATCTAGCTCTTGAGGAATCCTAATTAGTTCATTAAAGGATGCTTGATTAATCGTCTTTACAAAAGCAGTTTTATTTTTATCTTTAGATGAATAAGAATCAAGAATCTTAAAATCATCTCTGCCAAGAAAAGCGCCTGTCTTTGTAACAATAATCTTTTCTAAGTCGTGTGTCCATTCTTCTTGCTTTTCAAATTGAATGCCATAAGCATTTCCTATTTGAAAAATAACTATCCCTTTTAAATCCGGAAAAGGTCCGAGTTTCTTTTTGTCTTTGTTTATTGGACAGAACTTTTTAGTTGTTACAATTCTGTCGCCGACTTGTGGTTGTTGAGATTTAATCATATGTATTTTAATAATTAATAATTTTGAGGAGCTTTAGCTCCTCTATAACTATTAACTATCTCGATGTATCTGTTCAAATTTTTCTTTGATGTGTTTATCTTTTTTACTTAAACCTTCAAATATAGCATTCAATACCTTGTCTATATTTTCTATTTCTCTCCAATTATTAAATCGTTGTAACTTATCATCGAATTTTTCTACCAATCCTTGAAATTCATCCCCTTTTTTAAGTATCATATCCATTTTTTTACATTTTACTATCCCTCTGATAATTAATATTAAAATGATAATAAGACACAGACAGATAAAGAAGGTTAATAACACCTTACCAATAGTTGTATATAAGATATATTTTGTAATAATATCTTGTATATCTATATTAGTATTAGCATTAACATTAAGGGTTAATACTTTCTCAATAATTTGTTTTAAGTTTTCCATATCTTAATTTTTATCTCAAATGAGATATTAGTTTTAGAAATCGACCTTTTTTAGTTAATATCCTTGGAGAGCCAAGAGTTATCTTAGCTCCCCTCAGGCCATTAACTATTTTACGTAACCGCGAAAATGTCTTAAAAGCGGATGCCTTAAAAAAAGCATGAACCAAGAAGATGTTAATACATCTTCAAAAGATACTTATTCCGCACCTTCCTCGTCGGTACCTTCTTTCTTTTCTTTTTCTTCACCTTCAATAGGTTCATCACCTTCATCAGCTCCACCTTGTTTCTTTCCAACTACCTGCATGATGTCACCGTCTTCTAAAGTGTCATCCATATCGACTTCTTTATCGCCGACATATAAAGATTGACCAGAAGGAATACTAAAACCTAACTCTTCTAGTGCCTCTTCAACGGTAGCTCCTTTCGGTAAAGTTATTTCTTGATCTTCCTCAGCAGGACGGACGAGAATAACACTTACCTTGTTCTTTGTTGAGCGACTTTTTGCTTTTTGCATATTTTGACCTTTCTTATATCCTGATTGCGACCTTGG